GAGTCATCAAACAAGGCAGGGCGTGGACTGACGCTGAAGGTACACAGCACCCTGCTCAGTGGAATCGTTGGACAGACGAGGAGAAGGCCGCTAAAGGTTTGGTGTGGGATGAATCATTACAGCCTGTACCGTTCGACAATCGCTTCTACTGGAGTGCAGGAGTTCCAAAGGCACTGGATGATGTCAACGCAGTAGACGAGGACGGCAATCCTGTATTGGATGCTGACGGTGTTCAGGTTGTCACCAAGGGACTCAAGACCAATGCCATCGCACAAGTCAAAGCAACAGCAGGTGGACTCCTACAACCAACTGATTGGATGGTTACGAGACAGGCAGAGACAGCAACAGCGATACCAAGTGCCGTATCAGATTACAGAACGGCTGTCAGAGCTGCGTCAGAAACTATTGAAACTGCAATAACTGGTGCTGCTGATCTCGATGCATTTATGGCTCTGTATGACGCTCCTGTGGACGCTGAGGGCAATGTAACTGGTAATGCACCGATCAATGACTGGCCGGATAAAATCTAATGGAAATGCAAGAACTGTACAATGTCGGCATAGCAGCTGCAGTCGCAGGAGTTAGTTGGTTTATCAGAACTATGTATGACACAATTCAGCGTCTTAAGAATGAGTTGCATCAAGTAGAGCTAAGAATCAATGATCATTATGTCCGCAGAGATGATTACAGAGAGGACATGCAAGAAATAAAAAACATACTGCACGCTATATTCGACAAGTTGGATGGAAAGGCAGACAAAGGTTGAAGAACTTTGAGTCAGGCTCTAAATATGAGCGGTTTGATGAGGATGGTGATGGCATCATATCTGATGAGGAACTAGCACATGCCAGAGAAATCATGGAACTCGAGTTACGAGAAGAAAAAGCAAAATCACAGCGTCAACTGGCTATCGTTGCTATGGCTTCAATGGTCGGCTTCGCTATACTTCCGATATTGCCGTTTGTGCCTGAATCTAGGCTTTCAACCCTCGCATCCTTGTCGGACATGTTGTTCTTATCTCAAGCGTCGATTGTCGGCATGTATTTTGGAGCTACTGCGTATATGGCCAAAAAGTAGGTATTATTATGATTCTGGTTTTCGCATTGATCGTCGTGCTTGATGGAGAACCACAACCAAAAGATACGTCCTACTGGTATAGCATTGATCGCTGCAACTATTTTGCAGAGAGAACAGGAAAATGGCGATATAATTATTGGACTAAAAGGAAGGTAGATGCTTACTGCGTCCCTAAAATGGTTAAAAAAGGTTCTGTGGAGATATTAAGATGATGACGTTATTTGATGTTCAAATCATAATCGTTGCCGCTGCAGTCGCATTTTCGCTAGGATGCATTCTTGGCTAGGAGTCTGTTATGTTACAAACATTGATTGGACCAGTCACAGGATTACTTGATAAATTTATAGAGGATGAGGATCAAAAGAATGCTTTGGCTCATGAAATTGCGACACTGGCTGAAAAGCAAGCTCATGAAGCTGCGATGGCACAAGTCCTCACAAACAGAGAAGAAGCAAAGCACAGATCAATCTTTGTCGCAGGATGGCGACCATTCATCGGATGGACATGCGGAGTCGCGTTGGCGTATCACTTCGTACTTGCTCCACTCATTGTATTTGGAGTTGCGTGGTATGGGGCAGAGATACCTCAAATCCCTGCGTTCGATATGGACTCGCTCATGACAGTTCTGCTCGGCATGTTAGGCTTGGGTGGCATGCGCACGTTTGAAAAAGCCAAAGGATTGACCAAATGATGATGAACAGAGAACAACTTAGGCTTGAACTAGAGTATGATGAAGGTTGTGAATACAAAATTTACCTTGATCACCTTGGTTACCCGACATTTGGCATAGGCCACTTGATCACAGAAAACGATGAAGAGCATGGATGCGAAGTCGGGACTCCAGTTGCACCAGAGCGAGTCCAAGAAGTATTTGAACAGGACGTCGAAACGACGTATAACGAGTGCATAAGACTCTATCCGGATTATGATGACCTTCCGGAAGAAGTCCAGCTAATCATCGCAAACATGATGTTTAATTTAGGGAGACCTAGGTTGAGCAAGTTCAAGAGGATGAAAGAGGCTGTTGACAACAGAGACTGGCAAGAGGCTGCGAATCAAATGATGGATTCAAAGTGGTACGAGCAAGTTCCAAACAGAGCCAAGCGTCTTGTTGAGCGCATGAGGAATGTCTGATGCCGTTACGTTTGCTTCAATTCAAACCAGGAATCGTTAAAGACATCACAGAGTACAGTGCTGGCAAAAATGGTCCATATTGGATTGATTGTGACAAAGTTCGTTTCCGAAATGGTTACCCAACTAAAATAGGTGGCTGGGAAAAAGAAGAGCTTTACTCAGTAACGCCAGCCGATGAAGCAGATTATAACACAGAAGAAACTCTTCAAGGGATATCAAGAAGAGTCGTAAGTTGGCGAGCCATAACAGACCAAGAAGATTACATTGCTGTCGGTACATCTTCCCACCTTTACGTCATAAAGAATGATGTTGTTTATGACATAACTCCTTTGAGAGCCACTGCAGCATTGACAGACCCATTTTCTACAGACGGAACTACGACTGTTACAGTCACAGATGCAAGTCACGGTGCTGAAGATGGAGATTACGTTGTATTTGATAGTGCTACCGCAGTTGGCGGGATACCAGCAGATACTCTGAATCGCAAAAGAGGCTATCAAATAACTTATGTTGATGCCAACACTTATACAATAGAATCTCCTACTGCAGCAACTTCAACAGCAACAGGTGGCGGTTCTACCAATGCTAATTATTTGATAGGTTTGCTGGCTGGCCTTGGGACAGTAACTGCAGCTCCAGCATCTGGATGGGGTTCTGGAACTTGGGGTGCAGAAACTTGGGACACACCAAGGACAGTTAGTGGTGGTTTAATAACTGAAATTTCTCAATGGTCCATCAATCTTTGGGGCGAAGATGTTCTGGCAACAGTTCGCAACAATGCGATGTATTACTGGGATTTAAGTGGCGGAACAAATACTCGTGCCGTCCTCGTCTCTAGCTTAGGAGGTGCAACCTCTGTCCCGACCAATACAAGATTAACTCAAATATCTTTCCCAGATCGTCACTGGATTGCTGCAGGAACTGTCCCGTATGGGGGTTCTGATATAGATCCCATGCAAGTTCGTTGGTCAGACCAAGAGGATTTTGCTGATTGGGCTCCTACTGCCACAAACACAGCAGGAGATCAAAGGCTTGAAGTTGGAACTAGAGTTGTTTCTTTGCTGCCAACTCGTGATGAGATGTTCATATCAACAGACGAAGCTGTTTACGGCATGACATTTGTTGGTCCTCCATTCACATTCTCTTTCCGATTGCTCGGTACGGCTTGCGGTGCTGCTGGCAAAAACGTGATGTTTAACGTAGATAGCAGAGTTTTCTGGATGGGAGAAAACAATTTCTTCATGTACGATGGTGCATTGCGTGAAATGAACTGCCCTGTTCAATATTTCGTTTATGACAGGTTAAATAAAAGCCAGTTCGACAAAGCATTTGTGGCACATAATAATGAGTTTGACGAAATATCTTGGTTTTACGTCAGCACAGACAATACAAACATCAATGATCCAGAGCCAGACTCTTATGTGACTTATAATTACAGAGAAGATGCTTGGAGCATTGGTACATTAGACAGAACATGCTGGTCAGATGCTTTTGGTGCAAGAACAGTTCCATTTGCTTTTGATATGGATGGTTATATGTACAATCATGAGACAGGAACTGATGCTGATGGCTCTGCCATGACAGCCTATATAGAGAGTTCTCCTCTGGAAATTGACACGACTGGTGAAACTCTCATGATGGTCGACAAAATTATTCCTAACTTGACTCTTTCCGGCTCTGCTGATGTTACTGTAACAACAAGAAAATACCCTTCAGACACAGGAATAACCAAAGGACCATTTACTATTACACCAACAACGACTAAAATCAGTATGAGAGCTCGTGGTCGTCAGATGAAATTTAAAGTTGAAAGCGACGATCTTGGTGATTCATGGTCATTCGGTGATTTCCGAGTGAACACTAGAACGGA